TAGTTGAGCTATGATGTCGGCAGCATCACGTCCGTATTGAGTACCTAAGTCAGCTGTTGCAGCAGCTGCATCATAGCCATAGCGAAGAGGAGACTGAGCTGTTAGTAGCTCCATCGTCCTTAAGTAGTTATCAAACTGGTTCTCTTCACCTCGTTGGGCTCTATCCGCTTCGTTGTTCAACATTGTGTAGAACCTGTCGGCAGCTCTCTGTCTACGTTCAGCATCTTCACTAGCAAGCGTTAAGGCTCTATCTCTAAAGGTAGCTCCTAGCTCGTTCTGGAATCTTCTATTCTGTTCAGCTTCTGCTCCTGAGGCGGTTAAGCCTTTAGCAGCGTAGTACCTATCAAGGGCGCGTTCTCCTTGCTCCTGTTCCCAATCGAAGGTTGGTTGTAGGGAGTTCTGGATATATTGCTGAGCGTCTGTAACAGCGGTTTGAGGGAAGAGTCCTTGCATTATCTTGCTTATCTCAGCAGCGTAGTCTCTTCTAGCTTTCTCTTCTTCCTCAGGAGTAAGGATAGGGGCTACTACCTCAGGGACATCCTCTACAGTATCAACAGAGTTAGAAGTAGTTATAGGAGTGTTAATAGTACCGAGCCTATCGTTTCTCTTGTTAACTCTATCAAGCCTTGATTGGATTAGTCCTGTTCTTTTTGGAGAGAGATTACCTGAGTCTATCCGTCCTTGGAGCTTGTCGGCTCTAGCATCTAACCTGTTTTGCTTTCGTTGAATCTTGCTACCGAACTTATCTTGGAGTCTTCCTACTCGAGTCTCAAGGCGGGCTCGCTTCTCATCGCTGAAGTTTCTATCAGGGTCAGCTAGTCTATCTTGGATACGGCCTAGACGGTTTACTCCTTTTCTTACTCTCTTACTCTTGAACCTTCCCGCTTTCGGGATTCTGTTACCAGCTCGTCTTGCCATCACCTTCTCCTTATAAAATTCTTACCGTCCCATTCGTAGCCAGCTCCTCCTGTTCCTACGTTTCGTCCTGAGGCTTGAGCGGCTGCTACTTGGGCTGCTACTTCTGCTCCGTATCGGTCGGCTACGGGGTTGTTGTTAGCTCTAGGAATCTTTGTTCCTGAGCTTCCCCAGCTTGCATCTACGTTAGGAGTGAGGCCGCCTCTTTCAGCTGCTTTATTTAAATCTACTCTTGATGTTTGTTTTGGTCTCTCTTGTATTCGTACCTGTTGATTAGACTCCCTGCTATCAGGCTTGGTAGCCATTCGACTATCTTCCTTGGGAGCCTCTTTAAAAATAATACCAGCTTCTTCAAATTCCTCTTTACGGGATGGGACTCTGCCATTGTCTTTTATTCCTCCTGAGCTTACTTCTGAGAAGAGTTCTCTAGCTCTATTTTGTTTATCCTTGTGGATAAGGATGTCTCCTTTATCACTTACATATGCGTCTTCTTTAATTAGTCTACTTACTAGGTCTTTCTGTTGAGAGTCGTTAAGGGAGAAGTAATCATCGCCAAAGACTTCTGCGTTTCCTAGTACTCCTTGAAAGTGAGTGGGGTCTTCCTTGGCTAAGTCTAGAGCTTTATCCCAACTCCATTTCTGGCCAGCGTACTTACCGTCTTGCCAGGTGTTATTATTAGCTTCAGCTGTAGCTCTACCTTGCTCCAGCATCTTGCCCCAACCTTTAGTGTTCTTTTTGACTTTGTCTAGCCTTTCTCTTTGGTAGTCCTTAGTAGACTTATGAGAGAGGCCAGTAGCGTCCTGAATCTTATCCGATACTAAGGATAGTCCAGCGGTAGGGAGAGCCATTGCAAGCTTTTGAGGAGTAGATAGCCTGTCTCCTTTAGCAAAGTCATAAGCTGTTTTGCCTCCATAGGCTACCGCTGCTAGAGGGGGAACGTAGCTAGCAAGGTGGGAGTAGTTAGTAGCAACTGTACCATCACTCATTAACTTTCCTGGGAGGCCGAACTTGCCAGGAGCGCTTCCTACTACTTCAGGAGCTGATGAGCTTACTACTTCAGTTGCTGCTTCTTTGCCTAGGTATCCGTCAGCTAGTTTCCGTAGTCCTTGACCTATAGCCTTACCAGGACGGGGTTGTTGAGCTTGAGCTTGCTGAGCTTGCTGTTGTTGTAGGCGCTGGAGTACTACTGGAATCAACGCAGGATTCTGTTGTAGTAACTGAGTCAGCAATAGCTGTTGAGAAGCACCTAGTTGAGCCATTTAGTAACCGCTCCGTAGCATGTGATTAGGCAACATAGAGCCTATCTTAGAGTCTGCTCCCATTTGGAGAGCTGGTTTAGTTTGGTTAAACTTTGCTTGTTGTTCTGGGGTTTGGAAGAAGGAGGCTAGGTTAGTAAGTCCTTGGAGACCAGCAATACTAGCTGCGGTATGGTGGGGGAGTACTTCCTTTCCGGCTTGGCGATATGGCTTTAGGAACTTACGGCCTCTCTTCATTTGGTTCTTCATGACCTTGAGACCTTTCTGTCCGGCTCTTATTCGTCCTGCTTCAGCTGCTCCGTGGCCTCCGTCTCCACCAGCTCCTCCGCCTCCTCCTTGTCCGTAGTTGGCAAGGTGGTTAAGGTAGGCTTCTCGGTTAGCCATTGCATTGTCGTACTTTTCTTGTTCTCTTTGCTGGACGATAGAGGCTATATCATCTCGGTGTTGTCCTGAGTTGTAAGCATCATAGAGCCCGAAACCAGCGGATACTACAGGCTTAATAGAGTCAAGAGATACTCCGATTAGGTTTTCTAGAAAATCAGCCATATTTTGCTCCTTATGTCCTTATTGTCCTTATATTAGGGGCTGAGGCTTAAATTACGTAACCTCAATGTTCCAATCTTTATGCCAAACCTTTACTACTAGCGACCTAGCATGGGAGTAGATAGCGATACTCGCCTCTGTTACGGACAAAAGCCTAAAGGTATGGGTTCCAGCTGAAGGGGCTACAAAGCCATAAATATTAAGATTAGCAGCGTTCCCGTCTGCCTCTACAACGAGGCTTCTATCATAGGATTGGACTATGGGCTGGACAAAATCCATGCCAGTACTAAGGCCGGTAGTAGAATCCATAGTTAGAGCAAGCCCAACGTACTTCTCAGTGGCGGTAGTATTAGTAAGGGAGGCGTTCCCAAAGACTTCCACAAACTCACCAGCTAATGTTGTTATTTCTATTGCTGCGTCAGGGTCAAACACTGCTCCGCTATCGCTACTAGTAGTGTAGTTGTTAGTACTGTTAGTGTAGGTGTAAATAGAGAAGGGAGCGTTTCTAACTCCTTCAAGGGTATTAACCTTGTCGCTTAAGGATTGTCGCCACTTAGTAAGAAGATGGTCTCCTTTTGCTAGCGGGGCTTTAAGGATGCTTATAATACTCATCGAGCGAGTACCTCTATGTCCTCCTCTGCGTCTATATGAAGTACTGGAATAGGGGAGTCGGAGTATATCTCATATTGGCGGGTACGGTAGATGCCTCTTGGTTTTAGCCTTACTACGTGTTCTGTTTCGCCTATCTCTCCTAGGTCTATTTCTATTTCGTTGCTCCAAGTATTAGAGCCATTGTCCTTATACCTAAGCATCATCTTCCCGCCTGTAACTGGAGAGTTATCAGTACCTCTTTTCATTATGAGCCTTAGCTCGTGGGAGCGCTTGTTCTTGGTGGTGCCAAAGTTGATATGGCCTGAGGTTTGAGAGAAGCGGATAGGGGAGCCGTTGTCGGTGTAGACTTCTGAGGATAGGTTATATAAGTCGCTAGACGCTTGGGTTCCTACTAACCGGAGGCTCCAATCGGGGATGTACTCAAAGGCAGTAAAAGGCATAACTTTATAGTTACCCGCTGAGGTATACTCTCCCCATTCTGACCAAGAGTCATTGTCCGTATTAAGGCAAAGGGTTCTACTCTCAGCTGGAAACTGAAAGATGATTAGCTCCTTACCAGCTAGTTCAAGTCTAAAGCTCCAGCAATCAGATACTACAGATAGCTTCTGAATCTCCTTGTCGTAGTCTTCTGATACGTATTCAAGGTTTCCATCAACGTAACGGACGAATCGTTTGTTTTGATTTAGCCAGTAGATACCAGTGTCGGTGTTGACAATAGAATAAGGAGCAATGCAGCCAGTGTCTATAAACCCTCCGTCTATCCTTGAGAAAGGATTGGTTCCGTCGTTTTGCCAAATCTCTACCGAGTGAGTTCCGAACAGGAATAGTTCTCTTCTAAAAACATGAAGGGCAGTTAGTAAATCAGGACGGCCTACAGCTTGAGCGAAATCATTAGCGTTCCAAGAGATATAGCCGCCAGCCGAAGGAAGGGAGCCGTCACTGTCTGAGAATCTAAAGATTTGGCTGTTGAGATCATTGGCTATAATATAGCCGTCTAAGAAAGCTACGTGAGAAGAGTCAAACCAGTTAGAGGGGCTTGTAGCGTTTAGGAATTGAAAGAACCTAAAGTCGCCTATCTTAGTAGAGCCGGAATAGAGGAAAGTATCATAAAAGCAGTTTACCCCGTTGGAATAAAATAGGTTTGTTCCATTGCCAACTGCCGACACCCGATAAGGAGAGCTAAACGGAGCGTCGCTAGTCATAGTAGAGTTCGTGGTATAGTTGGTGCGGTGACGAATAGTATCGTAAGTAGCCCCGTCCCTATATAGCAGCAGCATCTCGGTAGGAGTCCAGACGGCGAGTCGAGAGGTATAAGGCCACCAGTACAAGTGACGAATCCCATCATTGATAGGAGCTGCCCCATCTGAGCCAGCGCCAGTGTAAGCATCTCTATTATAGTCAAAGGTTCCGACGTAATCAGTAGGGTTAAGAGTAAGCTCATATCCAGGGCGCTTAACTACAGCACCAGCCTCATCAAGGAAGCAATTGACCATCTTTTGCGAGAAGTCCTTAAGTTCAACCTCGTCTACATTTGTGTAGACAGGAGAGCCTAAAGGAACCTTAACGGTCTTCATTATAGCAGCTCCGCTCTTGCGTGGTAGAGGGTAGCCGTTAGGTCACTAGAGGCTGTAGCAGGATCAGCAGTAAGTTCAAGGTCAATAGAGGTAGTAAAGTCTAAAGTATCAAGGGTATGACCAGGGGAGGCTACAGAGGTGACTGAAGAGTTTGTAGTATAGTGAGTAGTAAAAAGGATTTGAGAAGTCGCACTATTGTTATAAGGAAGGATTTCCATTACAAGCTTAGAGATATCATCTCCTCCATTATCTATTGATACAGTCCTAGTTGCTAAGGTTGAGCCTCCCACCTCCTTAATCCTAAGAACGATAGAGCTAGTCCCTCCGGTATCGTTTTCAAGACGAACAAAGTAGGTGATTCTAATTCCTCTACTAGAGTTAACAGCGTAATCGGGGAGCCCTATCGAGAGTAGTTGAGTTTCATCTGTTGTGTTCGTTACCTCAGCACTGAGACTCTTACGATAGAAAACGCTAGGGGTAGGGCAGGTAATCACATCCATTGCGCTACCTTCATAAGCAGTAATGAAGAACTCCTCACTCGATAAAGAACCAGGAGGTAAGGACGTAGAGCCATCAAGGATAGTAAGGTTAGCAGCTCCAGTTGTATTGTAGTTAACAGTAGCCGACTCTCCGTTCGTACTGCCTGAACCCATACGATTAAGGACTCTAGCTCCGGTCGAGTAACTACCAGGGTCGGCCTCAAGGTCTCCAGTTAAAGCAGTAGTCCCAGATAGGGAGGCGTAACTGTCGAGTCCATCTCCAGAAGACAAGCTTACATTATCAAAAGTAACTATAGTATTATCATCAGCGTCGTCTATTTGGATTTTATAAGAGCCTTCGCCGTAGGCTTCTGCCCGTCCTGAAGCATCAAGGATAATGGGGTTGGTAGCTGCTACTGACTTATCTTGCTCTGTCCAAGCTGTCTTATTGGTAGTAGTCCCTACCTCATAAGTATAAACCTTTCCTCCACTAAGAGGGTCTCCTGAAGAATCGTTGATACCACCAAGGAGAAAATCAAATTGCTTAGCTGTCATATGCGGGCTCCGATACTGTTATGTCTTCAAATTCTCTATCGCTCTTCATAGCTTCAAAGAGATACTCGTTGTATTGAGATTTGATATAGTCGCGCTCCCTTACGGGGAGACCGAAGTCATCAGCAAGGATAGTTGCTAGTCCGTAGACTAAGGCCATGTAGAAACGTTGAGGAACATCAGGGGTAGCTCCTGAGGTATCCATGTCCTTAAGGCGAGTAATAGTAAGGTGGTAGACAGTAAGTTCAGCTGTAGGTTGAGGCCAGATATACATCGTTGGAGTTGTTATATGGTTGTCTACTGCGATGTAGTAGGGGTATTGAGAGCTTACTTCTTTTGCTATCTCCTCTAAGTATCTTCGGTAAGATATTACTGAGATTTCTACGTCGTTTGTTCCTGATTTGTACCAAGCTTTTTCTACGCCAAGGACGGAATTATCCATCGCCTTAGAAGTAGTATCAGCTGCAAATACTGTGGTTCCTTGAACTAGTTGCCAAAGGAAGATGTCCTTGGTTTGCCATTCCTTAACTAGCATATTGAGAGCTAGAGAGCCTTGAACGCTCATCTCTCCTGGGAGAGTCTGGCCAAGACCGAGCGCTCCTATCTTGATGTAGGCTTGCTCTATTATCTTGGCTCTAGTGAGTGAGAAGTCGTAATCGGTTGTTGCCATAATAGCCTAAAGAAAGGAGGGGAATCTCTCCCCCTCCTAAAACCTATTTAGTTTCCTACAACGTAGAGAACCGCAAGTTGTACTGTACCAGCGGCAGCTGTAGCAGCGGCCACGGCAACAGTGATGTTAATCTCTGTTTCCGCTGAGTACTCGTACAAGTTACCAGCCACTGCTCCATCAGCAGTCAACCGAGCGACTCCTCCTGCTTGCCCAACATCTGAGCTAACAAAGAAGCGATCGGCGTCATCTGAGTCGCCAACATGAAGAGTAACGGCTGGAGTACCGTCAGTATCAATGTCAGTAGACTTAAGGATGATATCAAGGATTAAAGCTCCAGCTGGAACCTTCACACCTTTAACGATATCAGCAGCATCTAGTGAGGTATCCACGCTCGCTGTTCCAACTACCCAAGTAGGGTAGATGTGTGAACGAGCAGGGACTTGCGTTAGCTCCTTGTTGCTAGAAGCGACTATTTTATCTGAGTAATAAGTAGCCATAATTTATCTCCTATCAATTAAGAATCACTAACTTGAGTTCTACCTAAGTACACTCCGATAGAGCCGTATGTCTCACTTTCAAAAGTAGGACGTCCTGCTTTACCGATCATGCACCAAGCGCTACCCTTCTGATTGCCATAGTCGAAATCGTCTTGGACAATCTCAGGTCGCTTACCCCAAGCCCAACAAAGTGATTGTGCTCCGAGAAGCGCACACTTCGCATAAGGAATGTTAGAACCACCGCCAGCATCAGTGCCGATAGGAACATTCTCGTGCTCATGTACCACGACCCCATCCCAAATGGCCGTAGCCCCTTTGAAAAGTGGATTCTCTGAACCACGAACTTCTGCTTCTCTCATTGCTTGTTGAAAAACAGAGTTGGTTTTGAGGTTGAACATTACGTCAGGATGGACAAGAAGTACGAAGTACTCTTTACCCTTAATCTTGACGGGACGAATTGGAACGATATCTCGGTCAAAACCGGTCTTAGCCAAAGTCTTAACGTAAGAGATAAAGTACGGCTCAAGTAGCGAGTTAGCAGTAAGAGCACTAAACGCAGTAGCTGCGGTAGAGGTCTTAGTATAGTTCGCCACTCCAGTGTTAGTAAGGTAGGCAACCCGAGTTGGGTCAACATCTTCCAACAAAGCTTTAAAAAGAAGTGAGTCAATTTTCTCAGCACCCCAATCACGTAGAGCCATTTCTGACTCAGATGAAATGCTAAACATTGCTCGCTGTCTTGTTAAACCACCAGCGTCTCTAACAGCATGACGGTACATCTCTAGTGAGAGGGAGTAGTCATGAGTGTTTAGAGCTTCTTCGTTTCCTTCCAAGATTTGGTCGCCAGTGACGCCAGCTCCTGATAGTCTTTTGCGAATACCGAAAGTAACTTTATCGCCTTGGCCTTTCTCAAGTTGAGTATTGACCTGAACAATTGAGCTAGAATCGGAACCCATAAATCTTTCGAAATAGGATTCCTTTACGGTATCGCGGAATAAGCGCTCTTCCCACGCCTTGCGGGTCAGAGCATTATCGGTTGCAAAAGTAGTCTTTGCCATTTTTTAACTCCGCTAAATTAGCTAAGAGCTTCTTTGTTCGAGAATGGCATTAAGTTCGTCGTCTGAGATGTCAGCGAGTTCGGACTCATCCACAGAGAGCTGTCTGACCTGAGAGCTTCCACCAGTCGCTGAAGAAACAGGGGCTGGCTTGCTAAGGTTTGACTCCACAGATTTTAAAATCTTATGGGGCTTAGCCTTTAACTCTTCTATTTGCTTCTGCTGCTCCTTAGCGAAAACAGCAACTTGTCTAAGCAAATTCTCAGCCTTTTGTCGCTTGTGAAGTTGAACTAACGTGACTGCATCGGTGGTATACGGATTATTTGCAAAGCCTTTGATGATATCAGGGTCAACACCGTCCTCCTCCAAACATTGAACCATACCTTTAAGGTTCCATTCTTTGTTTGGGATGTGACGTTGAACAGCTTTCTGGTTCTCAAGAGAAGCAACCATAGCAGCTTGCTCTATCTCGATAGCCTCTAGCTTATCCTCGTTCTCCTTAATCTCTAGCTTGGCGTCCACTGCCGCCGATGGGTCAGATAAGAACTCTTCTTCACCTAGCTTTTGAGCCAAGATGTCGTTCTTCTCTTTGAGCTGTTTCCGTAAATCACCTAGTTCGTTAGAGCGACGTTTAATGAACTTCTCTTTCTGCTCTAGCTGTTCTTCTAGTTTTTTTACGTATTCAGGTGATATCTTCTGAGAAGCTTCTTGAGTCTCTTCTTCGCTAGTGTCCTGAGATTTCTCCTCAGTAGCTTCAGAAGTTTCTCCCTTCTCGGATTCTTCACCTTGCTCAGTTTCTGGGTCAGGCTCTTGTGAGGCTTCTGCTTTAAGCTCTCCATCTAGAAAGGCTTGAATGTCTTCATCGCTCGCTTCTGTTAGCTCTACGAATCCGTCATCCTGAGGCGCTTCTTGTGAGGGTGAGGTCTCTACAGTTTCTGCTTCTTGAGTCTCTCCTGATTGGTTTTCATTTCCCATCTATATTTCCTTTACGGGTCGCTTTTGCGGTCTGTCCGTGAGGTGAATGTAGGGGAGAGAGTCCTTAGCGAGTAAGGGGTCAGAATTGTTCGGCTACAAAAGAGAAGGTTTCTCCGTTGATTTCTATATGTTCAACAGGTTGAGCCTGTCCTGATGCTTTGAGTTTCTTATACTTACGGATAGCTCTTACTAGGTCGGTATCAGATACGGTTGAGTCCTTAGCTGGGGCTGGTAGCTGGACAGAGCGGTATTGAGAATCCCAATTTGGCCGAGAGAAGCTAATATCAAGAGGCTCTTCTTGCTCTATTACCAGAGGAACCGGTTCAGAAAGGAGGAGTAGCTCGTTGATTTTCTCAGAGAGTCCTTCAGCCGTCCTTAAGACTTCGTCCTTAGAACGGATTTTCTCGAACTTAACCTTGGTTGGTTTTGGTTTCTTAGGGGCTGGCTTAGCCTTAAGAGTCTCCTTAATCCTTGAATCATCCTCTTTATATCCTTGAGAAAGGATGCCTAGTCTTCGCTCAAACTCAGCTCTAGATTCAGGAGTAGGGTCAGAAAGGCCACCGCCTACCTGCTCTACTGGTACTTGAGAGCCAACAAGAGGTTGAACAACAGAGGCAGAAGCTGAAAGGACGGAAGGGGTAGCAGTAGCGCTCTGGACTATGTCAAAGCTTGGTTCGTTTACAGAGGCAGTAGCAGTTAATACGGATGGAGTTACCTCATCGTTGAGCCCAGTAGAAACAGTCGGAGCTTCTACGGAGCTAGTAGCTGATAGGGTTGAAGGCGTAACCGTAGCTGATACTTCAGCTGATACAGTAGGGGCATTAAGGACAGTCTCTGAGTTAAGGACGGTTGGGGTGGCCGTAGCGTTCTGTATAGCTGTTACCGTAGGAGTTTGAACTCCTGAAGTTACTGTAAGGACAGAGGGGGTAACGGTAGCATTAGAAGCCAAAGAGACGGTAGGAGTCTCTACAGAGCTGGTAGCTGATAAGACAGAGGGGGTAGCTGTCTCGTGGATTTCAGCGGATACGGTAGGAGCTTGTACCGAAGTAGTTGCTG